AAACATACATTAAGAGACCGAATAAAAGACCTCCTAAAATACTTTTTAGAATGAATTTAGTTTTCCTCATAAAGTCTTGCTTGCCTCTCAAGAAAAGCTATGGTGTCATTAAATGCCTTCCATAACTCTTGATGAAGAGGGTTTGTTAAGTCCATTACATTGGCTTCAAAATTAGCCCGTTCTTTTTTTAGCTCTTTAATGTAGTCTTTAATTTCTTTTAATGTTGGTTTGTTGGGTAGGTGTTTTAGTTGTTTCATAAGGTAAAGAATTTATTCTACATAAATTCTTGGTTAATAATTCAACTTCTCTATTCCTTGCTCTAACTTACCGCTGTTTAAGTTAAAGCAAGGTGTAGAAAAGTTAAATAATAATCAGGTAAAGACTGTTCCCAACCTCATCGTTCCAAGTTTTTAATATCTTATAATAAACTTGGTATTGACAACCATGTTTATCTACTATTCTTTTTAATTTCAATTTAATTTTAGGTATAGCTGGGATATATTCTTTAACTTCTTGAATTTTAAGAACATCATAAACTCTATTATTAACTCCATCTATAGATACATAATCGTTATTTTTAAGTCCATTTTTAATCAACCAGTTTTCAATATCGTTTTTATTCCAATATGGTTTATTAAATGTTTTAGTAGATACAATTTTAATTGCCATTTTTAATGAACCAGCCAGCGGGTACTGGTAAAGTTTTTAAATTAAATAACCTTTTAACAATCGGGTAAACCAGCAAATCGTCATATAATTAAGCTTACTGAGGTGTTTTATTACCTTATATAATAGGTAAAGTCTAACACCTATGAACCAGCTTTAGTTTAATTAATGCGTATTTACCAGTAAACCTTAATTTTTAGAAGAAGTATTGTCAAGTCTTTGGTGTTGATAACTGGTAGAATCATGTTAGTCTGATGTTAGTATGTTAGTCTGATGTTCAGATGTTAGTGTAATTGGTAGTAGAATACTATTTTATTTATTTTTTATTAAGGTTTAGTAAGGTTTATTATAATTTTAAACACTAACCTAAATAATTTCGCTAACATCAAAATAACATCACACTAACAAGGTTTTTAAAATATATATATATATAAGGCTTACATATTTCCCTAACATACTAACATTTCCCTAACAATGATATTATTAAAATGTATTGATAACTTTAAGCTTAAAATCAATGTCAAAGATTAATATTTTTTAATGTTTTAAAAGAAGTTAATTAAACATATGTTACAAGATTTGAATATTGACATTGACTAAGACCCCCTACCCCTATGGCAAGATGAGATTTTTTGATTATTAGTGAAGTTATCCTCCCCAACCAAAATCTCAATTTCAGTCCATACTACAAAATAAATCAAAGACAATGTCAATTCATAAAGTTATCCACAATAAACTTTTTCTTTGTTTTATGTTATAATAAAAACAACAGCATCTTGGTCATATGGCAAAGAAATGGATACAGAAGGCTATTAAAAAGCCTGGGGCATTAAGAAAATCTTTGCGTGCTAAAAAGGGAAAGAAAATTCCTCTTCCCAAATTAAAAGCAGCAGCAAAGAAAAAGGGGAAGCTTGGTAAAAGGGCAAGATTAGCATTAACCCTAAGAAAGTTATCTAAAAGAAAAAAGAAAAAAAGATAATTATGCCAGCAAAATCAAAAGCCCAACAGAAAGCAGCCGCTATGGCATTAGCAGCTAAAGAAGGCAAGGTTCCGCCTTCAAGGTTAAAAGGAGCTGCTAAGTTAATGTATAAATCAATGACTAAGCAACAACTTAGGGAATTTGCCAAAACAAAAAGAAAAAATTTACCCAGAAGAAAAAAATGAGAAAATATAAAACAACCAAAAAAGAAGTCACAGACGAACTGGAAAGTTCATGGCTTTTGACTAAATTAAAAAAGGAAATTATATCGTCAAGACCATCAGCAGCCAGAATAAGTGCAATAAAATTGGGTTTGGAGGTTAAAGGACTTTTGAAAGGGGATCACACCGAAATTAACATTAGGGGTCTTTATGATAAGATTTTAGATGACCTTTACACAGAAAGACCACGTTATGAAAATACTAAATTGGAAAAAGTTAGCCCAGTTGATAGAGTTTGAACCAACGCAGAAACAACGTTATATAATTGAACATTTAAAAAGGTTCAATATTACTGTTGGGGGTAAGCGAGTTGGAAAGACAAAGTTGGCGGCGTTTTTGGCTTTATTAGAGGTTTTAAAAATGGATAAAACAATATGGGTAGTAGCCCCGCAATATGCATTAGGGGAAAGAATTTGGGATTATTTATTTCAATGGTCAACACGTTATTTAGAGGGGATTTTAAAACCAAATGTTCAACATAATTATATTGAAAACAAGGTAGCTGGTTCCATTATTAGATTAAAATCTGCTGACAATGAACTTTCTTTAAAGGGAGAAGGGCTTGACCTTGTCATAGGAGACGAAGTCGGTGACTGGAAAAAGGGTATTTGGCACAATTACGTAAGACCCAATATTACAGAAACAAGACCATCGGGAGAAAGGGGAAGAGCATTTTTAATAGGAAACGCAAACTATTTTGGTTCAGAATGGCACCAACTTTTCTTACAAGGAAAACAAAGATTTGACACTTTTACTTATCATTTACCAACTGCAGTTGAAAGAATGGACGGCACTATTATTTCAAATAATCCTGAAATAGTAACTTCTGAAGAGTTAGAAAGATTAAAAAAAGATACGCCCGCTATTGAATGGAGACAAAACTATTTAGCTCATTTTGTAGAAGGGCAAGGAACTGTTTTTACCAACATTTTAGATTGTGCTACGGGAGACTTCAGACCAAGAAGCTCGGAACATTTTTACTATATTGGTGTTGATTTGGGCAGATTACAGGATTTTTCGGTCATTACGGTTATTGATTCTCAAACCTGGGAAGTGGTTTATTGGTCAAGGTTTCAGGAGATTGAATATCCATTTCAAAAGCGTCGTATTATGTCAGTTGTAGATCTTTATGGACGTTATAATACTAAACTTATTATTGACCAGACTGGTTTAGGTCAACCGATTGTAGACGATTTACAAAGGGAGGGTATTAACATAGAAGGAGTAACTTTAACAAACCAAATCAAGAAAAATTTAATTGAAAAACTTTCTATACTTTTAGAGCAAAAGAAATTACGTTATCCTAAAATACAGCAGCTTATAGATGAACTTCAGGTTTTTGGTTATACCATGACTCAATCTGGCAGAATTAAATATTCAGCTCCATCTGGATTCCACGATGATTGCGTAATTTCTCTTGCTTTGGCTATTAAGGATTTAGAAGGAGAACCAAATCAATTTACAAAATCAAAATCTCCCGATAAAGTTTTTCAAGAAGGAAAAACAGAAAGGGTTAGAACAATTTTTAGTCGGGAGCAAAGAAAAGCACCTGTTATAAAACCATATGTCTGAATTAATTAATAGAGTAAGACAATTTAAACAATTTTTTGAACAAGAAAAGATTTTTAATTTTAAGGGTTTTTCGTTTAACCAACGAGAATTAATTGATTACCTTGAAAAAACCTGGAAATCTCAATATTTGCTTGGAGATAAGGACGATGAGGGTTATAGATATTTTTATAATATAGTTAAGTTCCCAGTTAAGATAGCAGCTAAAATGATTGATTTGGATACAAAGGATATTAGGATTATAGCGGAAGAGGGACAATCTTATACTCCAGTTTATTTATTTAACAAAGAACTAAAAAGCTGGATGAAAGATCAAAACCTTGGTTTAATATTGAATGAGGTTATTAGGGGAACTCCAAAATTTGGAAATCAGGTTTTAAAGGTTAAGGGATCAAATTTATCTTCTGTAAGATTAAAAAACCTTATTAATGATCCATATGTAAAAAATCTAAATGAATCGGCTGTAGTAATAGAAGAACACTATATGACTCCAGAAGATTTGATGAAACAAACTATCTGGAACCAAGATTTGATTGATGAAATTATAGAAAGTTTCCAGGAGCAATCAAATAAATCCTATATTAAAATTGATGAAGTGTATCTTTATGCACCTAAAAAATTCTTTAAGGAAAATTCACAAGATGAAAGTCTTGTAAGGGGTATGATTATAGTGGCTGGGTTGGATGATTATAAATTAGATAAAAATAAAAAAAATGAATTTTCGGTTATAAAAGATAATCATAAAATTTTATTTAAGGAACAGGTAGATAAATTGCCTTATTATGAATTTTATTGGGATGATTATGAAGGAACTTGGTTGAGAACGGGTATTGTTATGGAACTTCTCGAGGAACAATTTAGGACAAACGAGACTGTTAATCTTCAAGCTAAGGGGCTTTATTGGACAACAAAAAAGATTTATCAGACAAGGGATATGATGATTCATAAAAACCTAATGACTGATGTTCAAAATGGAGAAATTTTAAGAGTTAATTCTGAAATAACTCCTGTTGCTAATGAAGAAAGAAACTTGGCTGCTTTTAACACTGAAATAAATCTTTGGGATAAAAACAGGAAAGAAAAGACTATGACATTTGAGTCTGTAACTGGAGAAACTTTACCATCTGGAACACCGTTTAGATTAGGATTTATTTTGCAACAGGCTGCAGGAGGACACTTTAATTTCAAAAGGGAAGATATTGGTCTTATGATAAAAAGACTTTTAAGGGAGGTTATTATTCCAGAATTTAAGGAGAGTAAAAGAGGGGCTCATTTGTTTAATCTTTATGGAGAGGACAATGAATTTTCTCAATTGGAAGAGTTATGGATTGAAATGGAGATTTACAAGCAGGTTAGAAATATGATTGAAAGAGGATTTATTCCCACACAAGAACAAATAGATTTAGAAAGAGAAAATGCCAAAAAGAAATTAGCAGCTAAAAAAACAAAAGTTATAGAAATTCCAGAAGGATTTTATGATGATTTGAAATATAAAATTGATATTATTATAACAGGAGAAAGTGTTGCTATTGATGCTAAAATGCAATCTCTTATAACTACATTGCAGACAATTGCAACCAATCCTGCAGTATTACAAAACGAAGTTACAAAGAATATTTTATTTAAGATTTTAAATCTGGCTGGTATAAGTCCAGAGGAGTTAAGGATACCAACTAAAATAGAAACAGAAGCAACGCCGCAACAAACTTTTTCCCCTCCCCCTTCTCCTAAAGGATTAAGTCCCCAATTGCAAAATATTACAAAGGAACTTAGTTTATGATATTAACAGAAAAAGAAAAAAACTTTATAAGAAATATTTTTAATAACGAAGAGGCAAAACAAATTTATGCTGATATTTGTAATAAAAAAATTAGAGAATTTACGGATTTAGCTACATTTGGAAAATTGCCTCATGAGGAAAGGCTTTCTATTCAGGAAATTTATTCTGGGCGTATGACAGCGGCAGAGTTAGTTAAAAGTTTTGCTTACGAACTTTTTAGATTATCAGAACCAGAAAAGAAAAAAGAAGAAAAAGAAAACAAACCTCATATTTGATTATCTATTTGGGGAGAAAGCCTCCTCTCCCCAAACGGGTAATCAAACCCTGTATTGAAGGTGTGCCCCCCTTGTTAAAAGCGGGTGTCACGCCCTCGCCAGGCGTTTATAAATATGGCAGAAGAACAAAACACTGAGGTTCAGAATCAACCTACCCAAAATTCTGAGTCTGTGGAGACTGAAACACCACGTGAGCAAGAAACTCAAACAGAGGATATTTCTTCTGTAAAAGAGGAGCTTGTTAAAAAACAAAAAGAAATCGATAAGCTCTATGCAAGAGCTAAACAGGCTGAGGAGAATGAAAAGAAACTAAAAGAAAGGCTTGCGGCTCTTGAACCTAAAGAACCTCCTCAGCAAACCCAATCTAAAATAGATCCAGTCGAAATTGAGGAAAGAGTAGAACTGCGTTTGCAGGGTTATAATCCTCAAGAAATTGAATATATAAAAAAGTTTCGCAAAGAGGGTCAAAGTCTTCTTGAAGCGGCTAAAGACTCTTTTGTTCAGGCTGGTATAGAGGGTTTAAGAGCTAAGGCGAAGGTCGAGCAAGCCACGCCTAATCCTTCTAGTCGTACTGGCGTCGTTGAAGGAAAGTCTATTGGGGATATGACTCCCCAAGAGAGGGCTAAACACTTCAATTATGCCGCTTGGAAGGCTAGAAGGAAAAGTAAAGTTTAATTAGTGCCCTTAAAAATTGGCTTTAACGACAGATCCTTGGGATGCAACTGAATTAGTTGCCTATATAAAAGAGGTTTGGACGCCTTTAACTAATGAAGAATTCTTCGCAAAGGCTGTTGCTACTAACTTCTTTACGGATCTGTCCCAGTATGCTACAGACGGAGGAGATATTTTGCACGTTCCTAATGTCTTCTCAAACAGTTTTTCTGTGCAAACCCAATCAACACAGGGAGCTGAAGTGACCACCGAGGCTCCTGCAACTGCTGATGATACACTGACTATTAACAATCATGTGTACATCGCTACTTTGTTGGGTTATCTCCAGCAAGTGCAAGTTGCGAGTATTTATAACCTTTCTGAAATTTATTCCAGAAAGGCGGGTGGTACACTTATGGAAGACTTAGAGGTATGGAAGACTTAGAGGGGGATATTTTTGCATTGCAGTCTTCTGTTACGACTAACACCGTCAACGATACCGCTTCGGTTGTTGACGATGTTAATTTGAGGATTGCAATTGAGAAACTAGATACTGCTGATGTTCCTCTTGATGAATGTGCATTCTTCTTCCATCCGTGTATGCGGCTTCTATGGAAAACCATAGTTGAAAAATTCCGTAAATTGCGGGGACGACTTGATAATTTTATCAAGTTAATCCGCAGCCAAGCCTTTAATGAGGAAGGTTCAGAGACTATAATCGGAACACCTAAAGCGTTTGCTATGGTGATGGGATAGTCCGACCTCCATGGTGACATGGAGACGTGGACAGATACCTACTGGGCTCAGATTCATGCCATTCAGAAATATTATGACGCAAGTCAAGCAGGATGGGCTGGAAATACTCCAGTTAAAGATGGTAACTTTGGAGTAACAGCTGGACAAAAGAATGCTCTTCGTGGGCAACTGTTCGGTATTCCCGTTTATACATCTTCAAAGGTAGTTAATACCTTGTTAGCTGTCAGAAACTTGCTGGCTCACAAAACTGCTTTTGCATTTGCCGTTCAAACTCCAGGCGGTAAACCAATTAGGGTTCAGTCTGCTAATTGGTTAGAGAACCTCGGTGTTCTTACTGTTTGGGATATGATTAACGGCGTTGCAGAAGTAAGGGAAGAAGCTGCAGTAAGAATTGACGGTTCTAACGCATTCATCGCATCATAATAATTATGATGACGCCCCGTTTCCTATCTGGTGAAACGGGGGAAGTAACCAGGTCTTCCCCCGCTTCATATTAAATTTTTAATGGCTAAAATATTCTTTTTTCAAAAGAAAAATTCTCGTGACGGTTCTCTTCTAGAGGATATTATAGATTGTGATGAAAGAACGGCTTGGGACTATTATAGAAAGCCGAGGTTTTTTAAATACATTGGTTGGGTGGACGATGCAGAAGCAAGAAAATTAAAAAGTAATACAAAATTAGAGAAAGATGAAAAAACTGGTATGATTAAACAATTTACAGAAGAACAAAAACAACAAAGAAGAAATTTATTTGATAAACTTTTAGAATTAGCTCGTAATAATCCCGATAAATCTTCTCCTAGAGACTTAACTAAAAAAGATCCCTGGGGAACATTATCAAGACAAGATTTAGATAAAGTTACTCGTACAGGGGGAAAAATATGAATAAAGATTTAGCTAAAAAACTTATACAAATTCAAGCAAAAACTAATAAAAAAGAAGATTATAAGAAACTTTTTATTAAAAAGAATGTTTTTGAACAGGAAGAAGTAGCTGCTAGAGAAGCTGTTAAAGATAAACGGATTCCTAAAGATATTAGAAAAAAACTTTATGAACATTTAGAGAAGGGTCATTTTCATCGAGAAACCCTAGAAATAAATCAAGATATGGCTAAAAAGATAGATAAAAGAATGGAAGAGAGTATTAAAGATAATATTCGTTCTGGATATTTGCCTAAATATAATTTAGATAAAGATCCTCAGGCTAAAAAATGGCTTGAGAAAATTAAGAATAAAAAATGAGAATAATAGGATTTATGGTAGTGGGAAAAGGAGAGGCTGATAGATGGTTGGGGGCTGTTTTGGAACAGAGAAAAAAGTTAGTTGATGATATGGTTATTTGTTGTAATAGGACCGATAGGAAAACAGAAAAAGTTATTAAAAAATTTGGTTTTTGGTTTTATAAAGATCATAGGGAATGGGGATTGTATCAACCCAAGATTAAACAAGATTTATTAGAAAAAATAAGTAAGTTAAATCCAGATTGGATACTACCTTCTGATGCCGATGAGATATACGATAAGTATTTTACAAGAGAGGAAGCAGAAAAATTAGCTAGAACAAATGAGATAGGATTTAATTTTGCTGTTATAAATCTTTGGAATGATGAAAAACATTATAGACATGATTTAAGTTTTTGGAATGTAAGATTCTGGAACTATAAAAAAGCAAAAGATATTAGTTTAAAATTTTCCAACAAAAGACTTCATTGTGGATTAGCTCCAGCTATAGTTTATAAATATGCAGCAGATGCTCCATTTATATTAAAACACTATGGCTTAATGAAAAAAGAAGATAGAGAAAAAAAGGTAGAAAGATATAATAAATATGATCCAAGAGCAATTTTTAAAAGTAAAATCTATTATAATTCTCTAAGAGACGAAAAAATGGTTCGTCCCTTCGATGAAGATAAAATGCATCAGAGAATTGTAAAAGATGTACAGCAACATGGAACGAAAATTCGTTCAATTCAAAAGAATAGGTAAAGAAAAATGGGGAAAAGCAGAAAATAGTATTGATGATATGCCTTATAGTGATTGGCAAAGAATTCAAAGAGATCCATTTAGGAAGCAATATTATGAGATGATAAAAATAATAGATTTAGATAAGAATGAAACTATTGAAAATAAGAATTTGCAAAATGAAAGTTTACCAGTTGTTGAAGATCCCCTTGAATGTCCTTTATGTGGTTTTATAGCAAAAAATGAAAAATCATTAAGAATGCATAAATTAAAGAAACATGGGTAAAAGAAATAGGGCTTTTATAGCCAAAATGCAAATAGCTAAACAAAAACAATCAAAATGGAGAACAAAACCATTGCATATATTGGGTCATTCCACAATTTATGGGACGAAGAAGGAATTGCCAGAAGTTTCGAAAAATTGGGTTATAGGATTTTTAGATTTTCTGAAAAGGCATTTGATACGGATAATTTTCTTCATCAAGTAGATATAATAAAACCAGATTTTGTTGTTTTTGCTAAATTAAAAATTCCAACTGCTAATATAGTTGTTAGGGAACTTAAAAGAAGAAAAATAAAAACTGTTTGTTGGGTTTGGGATTTGTATTTTGGATTAAATAGAGAATTTTTTGTTGGAAGATTACCCATGTTTAAAGCTGATTATGTTTTTAGTCCTGATGGTGGGAACGACGAAAAATTTAAAGAGAGAGGCGTGAATCATTATTTACTTCGACAGGCTATTTATGATGAATATTGTTACAAGGGAAAATTTAGAAAGGAATATAATTATGATGTTGTATTTGTTGGTTGTGAAAATATGCAATGGCATTATAGAACAGAATTATGTAATTTTCTTAAGAAAAATTACAAAAGTTTTAAATGGTTTGGAAGAAATAATACTTTGGAAATAAGGGGTCATGAACTAAATGATTTATATGCTTCAGCAAAAATAGTTATTGGAGATAGTGTTTATTCACCCTACTACTGGAGTAATAGATTGTATGAAACATTGGGAAGAGGAGGATTTATGATTTTTTTAGAAATTGAGGGATTGGATAGAGAATATATTCCTTATAAACATTATATTCCATATAAAATGGAGGATTTCAAGGGTTTAAAAGAAAAAATTGATTATTATTTAAAAAACAAAAAAGGAAGAAAAAAAATATCTAATGAAGCTTTAAAATATACCCAAAAACATCATACATTAATTCAACGATGTCAAGAATTAATCAAGATAATAAGTTAATAATTTTTGTTTTATCAACTGGAAGATGTGGAACTAAATCAGTTGCTAAATATTTTGGTTTAAGACATGAACCAGACGGTAGAGAACCTAATATTGAAGCATTGAAAAAGAGAATAAGAAGAACCCCAAAATCTTATTATGGAGAAACAAGTGGCTTTTGGTCTTTACAGGTAGATTTATTAAAACAACATTTTCCCAATGCTTTATATTTTCATTTAATAAGGGATGGTAGAAGGGTTATTCCTTCTTTAATTAATAATTATACCTATGCTTATAGACCCCAAGATATTCCTGAAAGAAATTTAGAACTTCCAGTATCAAACTGGAATGAACTAAATCAATTTGAAAAATGTTGTTGGTATTGGCGATATATAAATGAATTTTTAGATAAACGCATCAAGAATAAAATTTTCTTAGAGGATATGTTATTTTTGCCAAGATTAAATACTAAAAATGAATGTAATATTTGTCCTCCTTATGAATTGTGGACAAAGGAACAAAAAGAAACCTTTGACAAAATTTGTGGGGAGCTACAAAGAAAATACGGTTATGAGTGAGAGGGTTATTGAATATCCATTTGTAAAAGAATTTTTAAATATAGGAGATAGAATTTTAGATGTTGGTACAGGAAATAGTGCTGATATCGTATGGAATTATGAAGTTAAAGAAATATATGCCCTAGATAAAAAACTAGTAAATAAACCAAATTTTATTTCTATTACTGGAAATGCAGAAGATAAAAAACTTTTTGAAAAGGAATATTTTAATAAAATAACCTGTGTTTCTACTTTAGAACATACTGAAGATGATAAAAAAATCTCTGAGAATTTTCATTATTGGCTAAAAAATGGAGGTATATTGGTATTAACAGTTCCATATGGGAAATATAATTTTTATAGAGTTAAATCCTTGGGAGAATTAATGAGATTATATGATAAACAAAATTTATTAAAACTTTTTCCTAAAGATAAATGGGAATGGATTGAAGAGAGATATTATATTAGAAAAGATGAAGATGACTGGGAAAAGTGTGATGAAGAAAAAGCATATAAATTTGGTGGTGTCGATCCAGTTAAAAGTGTAATTTTATTAGCTTTAAAAAAGATATGAAACATTATCCTATTATGATAGTTGGAGTAGGAAGATCTGGAACAAGCGTAGTAGCTGGTATTTTAAGGCAATTAGGATTTTTTATGGGATTTGAGTTTATGCCTGCACCTAAAGCTAATCCTCTTGGATGTTGGGAAGATAAAGAATTGTTTGAGTTAAATATGGCATTTTACAATAAACAAATCAATTTAACGCAATGGTTTTCTGGATTTGTAAAATTTAAAGAGAAAAGAGAAAAGCTTGATAGACCCTGGGGATTTAAAGAACCAAATCTTTCGTTATTTATCCCTTATGTCATAAAAGCTATTCCCAATATTAGATTTATTTATTGTAAAAGAAATATAGATGCTATCGTTAGAAGCTTTAGTAAATTACAAAATTGGAATTATAAAAGGTCGTATGAGGTGGTAAGGGTAAGGGAGAGATTAATTGAATATTACCTAAGAAATATTCCACATTTGACAGTGCAATATGAGGAATTAATTAAAAACAAAAATAAAGTAGTAGAAACAATTTTTCAATATATTTATGAGCCCTATAAAAAAGAAGCTATAAATTATATTAAATCTTAAAATGGAAAGGACAAATGAAAAATTTGTGATTATAGATAAATTTTCTGGAATAGAAGAGGGTTTATTTGAAAATAATAAAAAATTAACCAAAAGAATTGGAATGATTTGTCGTATGGATAATAGTGGTTTAGGAACTTTATCGTGGGAGTTCGCTCGTCATTTAAAACCAGATAAAATTCTTTTAGTAGAAAATCATAAATTTCAGGTATTTCCAGAAAGATATAAAAATTTTAATACAAAAAAAGTTTCTTCTATTCTAACCCCAGAATTAAAAGAATGGTTTTTAAAAAATATAGATATTTTATTTAGTATAGAAACTTTTTATGACTGGAGTTTAATTAAGGATTGTAGGGAAAAAAATATTAAGTCGGTTCTTTATACTATGTATGAAATGACACCAGAAAGGATACCATTATATCCAGATTTATTTCTTTGTCCTTCAGAATTAGATTATGATGTTATGCCAGAACCAAAAGAATATTTACCAGTTCCAGTAGCTACTGATAGATTGGTTTGGAAGAAAAGAAATAAAGCTATGGTTTTTATCCATACTGCTTCTCATGGAGGTATGAATGAAAGAAAGGGGACAAAATTATTAATTGAAGCAATGAAATATGTAAAAAGTGATATTAAACTTATTATTTATTCATGGAAACCTTACGAATTTTCTGATAAAAGAATTGAAAATAAAGTAGTTAATTTTAAAAATTATTGGCAAGTTTGGAGAGAGGGGGATATTTTGGTATATCCACAAGATTATAATGGAATATGTCTTCCGATTGTAGAAGCAATGGCTTCTGGATTAGCTGTTATTACAACGGATATTTACCCTTTTAATAAATATATACCCAAAGAATTAATGTTTAAATCAGAATATTTTTATACTACCAGGGCGGCTCCAAATTTAATGGAGGTCGATGCCGCCCATATAAATCCCAAATCTATTGCCCAAAAGATAGATGAGTGGGCTAACAAAGATATTTCTAAATTTTCTGAATATGGTAAAAAATGGGCAAAAGAAAATAGTTGGGGGGCACTTTTGCCTAAATATATAAAACTTTTCAATGAGTTATAGACCAATACAAAGATGTAGGGTTTGTAAAAGTAAAGATTTAGATCCGTTATTTTCATTGGGGAATTTTTATATTTCAACTTTTGTAGAAAACCCCGATGATAATATAGGGAAATGTCCGTTAAGTTTAGCTTACTGCAATAATTGTACTCTTGTTCAATTAGAGCATACCCCATCTCAAGAACTTCTCTATTCGGGAAATTATTGGTATCGTTCAGGATTAAATAAGGTAATTCGTGATGATCTAAGGGAAATAGCTAAACGAGCTATTAAAATGGTTAAACTGAAATATGGAGATGGATTTTTGGATATTGGGGCTAATGACGGAACACTATTAAGTTTTGTTCCTAAAAAGTATCTGAGAGTAGCTATTGAACCAGCTAATAATTTACAAAGATACTTAAAACAACATTGTGATTATGTGGAAAAAGCTATGTGGGAAGACGTAGATTTAGGTATAACCTTTAAGATTATAACTGCTATTGGAATGTTTTATGATAGTAAAGATCCAAATAGATTTATTTCTAATGTAAAAGAACATTTAGATGAAGATGGATTGTTTATTGCTCAACTTATGACTTCTAAGTCAATGTTGGAAAAAAATGATTTAGGAAATATTTGTCATGAGCATATAGAATATTATTCTTATAAATCTTTAAAAACTTTATTTGAAAGAAATGGTTTAGAGATATTTAAGGTTGAGGAAAATGGAATAAATGGTGGCAGTTATAGATTATTTGCTCGTCATTATAAAAACGGAAGTATAAAGTATTCAGAAAAAATTAATAAAAGAAGTTATAGTAAGTTTTATGATAGGATTTTAAAAAACAAAGAAAGGTTTTTAGAATTTTTAACAAGGGAAGTTGCCAGGGGTAAGAAAATCTATGGTTATGGAGCTTCTACTAAAGGGAATACGATATTGCAATTTTATGGATTGCCAAACTTAATTAAAGGAATTGCGGAAATACATAAAGATAAAATTGGTAAATATACGGTTGGAACAAAAATAAAAATAATTTCAGAAGAAGAAGCATTAAAAAATGCCGATTATCTTTGGATTCTTCCTTATGGATTTAAAGATTTCTTTATTAAGAAACATAGGAATTGGTTAAAGAGGGGAGGCAAATTCGTCTTATCAATTCCTAGGTTTGAGATAATTGGATATAAAAAAGATTAAAAAGATAAGAGAAAATTTAATTAAGAAATATGAAGCAGAAATTGAAGCTACTGAATTTAATTTAGAAGAATTAAAATTAAAAGAAAGGTTTTTAACTAGACAAACCATTAAAACTCCAAATACCAATCATCAAATTACTCTTGGTAAAATTCAGGAGGGTATTAAAAATTTACAAAAATTAGTAAAACTTAATCAAGAATTTATTGATTTTATTTATGAGGTTGAAAAAGAAGATACCAATTGAAGAATACAAAAATATAGTAGATAAGATTCCTATTGTTTGTGTCGATGGTATTATAATAAATAAAAAGAAAGAGTTTTTACTGATAAAAAGAAAAAATCCACCCTTAAAAAATAAATGGTGGATTCCTGGTGGTCGAATATATAAAGGAGAAACTTTAGAAAAAGGATTTATAAGAAAAATGAAAGAAGAGTTAGGGATCAATGTAAAAATAATTTTATCGTTAGGCTATTATGAAGAACACTTTACCGATAATCCATTTGATTTAAATAGTGGTGTGCATACTATTTCTATTGTTTTTTTGGCTTTATATCGTAAAGGTAAAATAAGAGTTGATAATCAGAGTTATTCTTGGAAGTGGTCAAAAAAACTTCCAAGTGAACTCTTGAAGATCAAACCGTTTAATGTCTTCAAATAAAACTGCCTTTATAACGGGTATTACGGGACAGGTTGGTTCTTATATGGCAGAATTTCTTTTAGAGAAAAAATATAAAGTTTATGGATTAATTAAAAGAAATTCTGTTGGTAAT